TATTCGGCATTTTCTATCCTATATCGTAATTACAACTTTAATATCTTCTGTTTGTCCACTATCTCTAACAACAGCGGCCCTATTATCTATATAAAGTATTTTACCGTTTGGTTGATAAACATTTTCATAGTTTAATCGACCACTTGTTAATGTTGCGTTTTGTGTACCACCGCCTGCGGCATTACCTGATACAGTTTCACCTGTTGTGAACGCATTATATCCTGTTGAATCATTTTGTACAATGTAAATCTTATCAGCGGCGTTTGATACATATCTTGCTTGTGCGCCAGAAGATACACCTGTAATTGTAGTATCGAGTGCAAATCCACCTGCTTCTGCGGCATCATCAGCAAGAAGATATTTACTTGCATTTGCAACAGTACTTGTAATCGCAGAACCATTAGAATCTACTGGGTCTTGAATAAGTACAACTTGTCTGAAGTCTTGACCACCTACAAAGAAAGTATTTGTTTCAATGCCATCTGGTTTTGCGTTGAACATAAGTGATGTTGACCTTAAATCATTTCTAGGGTCTGCACCTAAACCAGCACCGTATATATCACCAATAACTGCTCTTGCACTTGCGGCAGTTGTAGGTGAACCACCTGATAATGTTACACCAGCAAAATCGTATCCTCGACCCATTGCCATGGCACTATCAGCACTTGAATCTAAGAATATGTGAGTAACAACACCACCTGTAACGTATGCAGTTGCAGTTGCACCTGTTCCGTTTCCTGTGATTGTAACTGTTGGAGCAGATGAGTAACCTGCACCACCATTTATAACTTTAACACCTAATATTTGTCCTCGTACAGCGGCGTCTTGAACTGCATATTGTTCTGCACCAGTACCAGTTTCAGTTGAGTCTGCAAGACGAACTGGTAAGAAGTTTGCAGATAAGAACGCACTTGCATTTGTAGATAATACTGTATATAAGTATTTCCACTTATAACCATCAGCAAGTTTTTTTGCTTTGAGTGGGTCAGTATGAGTTGGTTTTACTGTTGAAGCAGTTTGTGTACCAGAGGCATTTCTTGCTTCTTGTACACACATATAAACTCTGTTATCTTCTGTAATGATATAGTAAGGATTTGCACCTACTGTTAAATCATTATCGTCCCAAGAATCGTATGTAGTTCCAGAAGTCCAGTTATAACGACTAACTACAAACGATAAATTAGATGCAGATTTGATTGCTTGTAACCCTTGACGAGCAAGTCTATCATCTCTTATTGAACCTGTTGGTGTTGGTACAGCATCTGCATCATTCCATGGTTCACTTTTACCAATTCCAACATAGTATCTGTTTGTAACATCTTGGGCATCGTCATACAATTTTCTCAATGCCATTCGTTTAAAGTCGTTTGTTATAACTGCCATCTTCTATTCCTATTAAGATATCGTTGCGCCGTAGTTACTGATTAAATACCAATTTGTACCATCCCATATAAATGTTGCTGTATCATATTGGTCAAGTGCAACAGAAGTACCATTGGCAAAATTATTTGGTGTAACTGTGGCGATACCTGCTCCTTTGTTTGTAAATACTTTTAACTCACCTGATTTTAATCCATTTGTTAATGTTAATGTAATAGGTGTACCAGAATTTGCTATGATATGAGATTTAGTTGTACTAACATTACCAGTAATTGTTTGTTCATTAAAATCTAATGCTGGTTTGTTTATTACTACAGCACCAGAACCTTTTCCTTTTATATCAAGAGAAATATTTGCATCATTACCATCACCAGTTAAAACTGGACTATTACCAGTATTAGCATTGGAAATATCAAAATTATTTACAGCAGAAGCACCTGCTTGAGTAAATGTTAATAACTCGACAGCAAAAGTAGTACTGTAAATATCACCATTCATAGTTGGATTAGTTAGAACAGGTAAATTTAATGTCTTGTTTGCTAAAGTATCTGTTGTATCTCTACCGACCAATGTATCTGTTGAAGTTGGTAATGTTAATGTACCAGTATTTGATATGGTTGAAATAACTGGAGATGTAAGTGTTTTATTTGTAAGAGTTTGTGTAGCAGTATTGAGAACAACTGTTCCAGAAGCATCTGGTAATTGTATCTGTCTATCAGCAGTTGGATTAATTGCAGTCACTCGTGTTTCGTTTGAGTCAGCAGATGAACCTTCAAAGACAATTGCAGAATCTTCAAAAGACACTTGACCAATACCACCTAAAGCATTATATACTTCTAAAAAGTTTGCATTGATTTTAGTACCTGCAGAACGAAGTGTATCTCCCGTTCCGTCATTTGCACTTGTTCCTGTACTTATTATTTGTCTTGCCATAAAATATTCTCTCTTATTTTATATTATTTATAACGATTTAATATGCTTTTCCATAACTATCAAACATTTCTTGGTCAAATGTTTCGAATGTCATTGAGAAGTCTGGTGCGGCAGAATCAGCAGAAGCATTACTGTCGTCAAATTTAAATGAGTTTGGTGTAAATAGTTGTGCCAAGTTATCATAACTTGCGTCAAGTGAATCAAGTTGATAGTCGGCATATTTTGCAACTGTTTCTTCTGGATTAGCACGATAGATAATACCAGTATCTACATCTGCTTGTAATGTAGTAAATTGTTCAAATGAAGTTGCAGGAGCAGATGTTACGTCTGTAATCAATGATGGACCAACTGCAGAATCAAACAATACAGTAGGCATTGTTCTTAAATCTAAATCAACTTCTGATTGTAATAACACATCAACAGAAAAATAATATCCTGCTGGGTGTACAAAGTCTTTATATAAATCTTGCCATTGTGTTAAACCAAAAGGCACTTTATACAATATAGAATATATTTGATTTCTTCTATAGTCTTGTATAACTTTACTGTTTTCATATCCAATTTGAGATGAACCTACAGTAAATAGATTTTCTTTTGGATACAATGTTTCTGGTACATCAATCTGAAAGAAAGAACGAAAGAATTGTTCTGCACCAACAAGTGTTCCTTTTGAACGATACAACTCACCAAATCTTCTTATTGAATATCTTGGGTCAGAAAACAAACTTATTGCAGACGTTTGTTGTCCTAATTCTTTACCTAACGTATCAAGTAAAGACTGTGGTGTTTGGTCAATATCTCTTGTAGAAAATAGTTGATGTATTTGTGTATCAAATGCATATGTACCATCAGAATCTAAAAATTGGTAATACTTTTCAAGAAATGTTACAAATGTAGGATAGTCAGCAACAAAGTATTCAGGCAAAATCTCACGGACTTTACTTTTCTGTAAAGGAAGATTCCTTCTGTTTAAATCGTGTAACTGAACTGCCATTATAATACTACGTTAAGATTTTGTCTGTCTATTAATGTTGTTACTGTACTTCTTGTTAAGTCAACTGCTAATATATAATTTAATAAAGGTCGAACTGTACTTTGATTTGCAGGTGTAACAAATAGTTTTACTTCACTACCTGTAAATGATGCTGGATTCAAACCTTGAATAGTAACGACACCTGTTGTTGGATTATAACTACCTACATTATCAACAATAACAGTACCATTTGCAGTTGAGATTTCTAAATTTGTAGAATTTAATTTGTTTTTAATTGTTACTGTTTGACCATTTATAATCATTCTTGATGAACCCACAATACGATTATTATCATCTGGTTCTGCAAGTGCAACTGGGAATGTTAATGTATAATCTTTAGTTGTTGCAAGAGTTGGTGTAAATCTTTGTTGCAATCGGACATCTATTCTACTATTTAAAATTGCATCATCTAATGCGTCTATTGATGTTATAAGATTTGACCTTCTAAACACTTTATTAAATTCGTGTAGATTTGCATTTGCAAATGTTTCAATTTGTGTTCTTATTTGACTTTCTATACCAGTACTTGTTGAACTTGTTAATGATGGATTTAAGTTATATGCAACATCTAATTCAAGATAAGTTGTTGTAGGTGTAACAAATTCTGTACTGACTGATAAAACTGATAACGCACTTGTTAGATTTTGTAATATATCTTGTTTTACTATTTCTTGTGTTTCTGCACTAATGTTATCAAAGAATTGAAGTGCGACATATACAACACCATATTTTGCAGGTACTGCCTCTTGCCCTCCATATGCGTTCACATCTCTTACAGTTGTTCCATACTTGTTAAGTATTTGTGTTCTGTAATCACCTGCAGTTACAAGTCTTTGTTGTGATGCATATAGTAAAGGTGCTTGTGTTTTAATAGATGATATAGATTCTCTTGAGGCACCACCAGCAGAGTTAGATACAGTTGATACTGTTAGTGTTTGATTAGTACCACCCACACTTAGTTGTGCTTGAGGTGTAAATGTAGAACCATCATTTGCATTTGCACCTGCAACTCTTAAATAATTGACAATCATTTTGTTTCCAGATGTTGGAACTGTTCCTGTATCTGTACCAAATATAATCTCATGATATCCGTTTGGTGTTTCTTGTGTACGATATAGTGTTGATGTGTCAAGTATTCTAATTGCGTCATTTATATCTGTGTATGTTTTATATGATGTGCCAGATAATGTATCATAAACATTAACAACGAGAGTATCAATGTCCATAGATGTATCAGGTATTACATAAACTTGTTCGTCATCTGTTGTGCCGACAATAAATGTTCTGTTTATTGATGTTCCTTCATATATTGGTAAATTATATATTGTGTTCTGTGCAGTATTTGTTGTACTAGATAAAAGATTTGATTTTCTAAATCTGTAAACTGTGCTTGAACCAGATGCTTCTGCAGTTGCAGTATAAGTTTCTCTTGTTTGGAATGTATAAGAAACACCAGCAATTGTAGATGAAAACTTAGTACCACTTGGTAATGTAACACTTGATGGTGCAGGGTCACCAGATGGGACAGTACAAGATATATTCACAATTGCTTGTGAAGAAGTAATTGAACGAGGTCTATATCCAAGTGCTTCTGCGTGTGATAAAACTGATGAACGAAGTTGAGCAGTTGATAGGAAAGATTCATTCAACGCAAAGTTGGCAATCAATGCGTTGTAATGTGTGTTGTATGCAAGTACGTCTAGTAAGTTATTTAAACCAGCGCCTTCAAAATCATAATCAGCAAATTCATCTTGTTGTTGTAAAAATGTTTTAAGTGCAGACTTGATATTATTAAAGTCTAAACTTGTAGAATTAATTGTTGTTGCCATGTTACTTTCCTTGACCTCTATATGCCTTTAGTTGTCTTCGTTTCGACTTATTCATACTAGATGTTATTGGTTTTCTTCCTTGTGAAGTTCCCTTTGATGTTTTATAATAATTGTTTACTGGTGCAGATAGTTTCTTTGCCATTATCTTAATCTTCCTAGTGATAGTGAGAATGATGCTACCTCGCCTGTGCTTATTACTTGAAATTCTACTGAAACTCTTACGTCATATTCATCTGGATTAACTCTTGCATTGACCCTTCTAAGTTTAACTCTCGGTTCGTAATTTTCTATTGTTGTTATAACATTATCT